GGTAGGAATGGCCTACACGAGATGATCGGATTGTTTCGTCAAGCGACTTTTGGCCGACTTGGCGGTTATGAAGATGTGAACGATGCCGACCGTCTTGGACGCGATCCTGCCATGCGATGGATTGTCGATCCAATAACGCGCGCTTTTCGCGAGGGGCAAAGATGACGCAGACATATTCAAGAATTGAGTTGCTTATGGAATTGGTTAAGCACGATACCGCAGAGTTCGTGAGGCGATCTGGCACAACGACGCGAGATATCAAAAGGGCGACCGGCCTGTCATTCGGCGCGCTGACGGATCTGCGGGATCCGAGGAAGTGGCAACCAACCTTCAAGACGCTCAAGAGGGTCGAGTCCGTCTACCGAGAACATCCGGACTGGCCAGGACAGGACCGGCACGTCTGGCGCGAACACGGCTCGGACGGCGGCTTCATCATCAGCTATCCGGCCCAGCATTGGGAGAACGAACGGTTCGGCGATGTGATCTCGGCTTGGCACCAGGTCAGAGCTGGCGTTGGCGACGTGGACACGTTCCGCCAGTTCGACGGCTCGACGGCGATCGACTGCAAACCGCATGACCCGATGAAGTACCGGATTCACTACCACAGCCGAACGAGCGTCCGAGCCGGCGGAACCGACGACACCGGCGCGGAACTCGGCACGCACCGGTCCGATTTCTATCGACACGATCTCACGACCGAGTACTGCATCGTCAAGGCGACCGACAGGCCGTCAACAGCTGAGGTGGTCTGGGCCTCACGTGGGACGATGGCGGGCGCCTACTTCTGGCGTCTGGTCCTGCCGCTTGGCGACTATCTCATCTCGACAATTGACGTGCAGAAGACCAAGTTGGTGCTCTCAGGTGCCAGCTCGGAGGCGACTTTGCGCGCGTCAGCGTAAACTAGGACCTCGCGACTATGACGAGCGCCGTGCGTCATCTCACCGTCGAAGAGGATCTCGGCCCCGTGGTATCCGAACTTCGGACGATGGAGGTCTTTCGCGTGCGTCTCCTCGGTGATCAGCCCTACCTGCCAGTCCTCCTGCCAGGTGCGTAGGGTGACCATGCGGATCATCCACATCAGATGGACCGACAAGCGAAAACCCCGCGTCGCTTCGTCCAGAATCATGCCGCCCTGAAGGCTCAACGTGCCCGAGATCCGATGCGCCTGTAGCGAAACGATGTTGACCGGGTCGATGTCCTCCAGCGTAGGAACATCCCGCCCCCAAAGCCGGCGGGCATGTATCAGGTCGTCAAGCCGACCCTCGTACCGGCGAGCCGCGATCACGCCGAACGTCACTCCTTGAGCAGCTAGTCGAATCCAGGTGAAGTCGGCCGATCCGATCACAGCGCCCGCTGCCGGATCGAGCGATGGATGAACATAGCCCGGGAACGTTGCTCGCTCAGCTGCGAAGCCCTCGGGATCACGGTGGATGGTCACCGCCAAGCCCAGACCCTCGCAGGCTTGGCGATGGAACTGAATACGACGATTGATCTCTTGTCTCGCGTATGACGAAAGCGCAATCATAAACCCCTCCTATTTGTAGTGTCGCTGACGGCAGTGTTTGTGATGAAAACGGTGCCAGAACGTGTGTCACAATGGCATTGGTAATTATTTTTGGTATGTAAATACAAGCACCCGTTGATAGATCCTCGAATGGAGCATCGGCGACGGGGTCGGGGGTCATTCAGCTAAACGATCCGACTCGATTTCACCCTGGCTTTGCTGCTCGGAGTTTTGATCTTCGTCGAACTCCATTCGCAGCCCGAAGTCTCCGTCACGGATCTCCGCCAGGATCTGCTCGGCCGTCTTCGACGGATCCAGGATCTCGCCTCGCTGCATGTTCTCGACGAACGTGGACCACGGCATCATCCCGCCCTGAAGCAGCTTCATCTGCGCGTCGATCATCGACGGGTCCAAAGGTGCCGGGTAGAAATCCGTGTTCAGGGCGAAGCTGACGCTGTCCGTGCCCAGTTCGATCCTCTGCCACGCTGCCGCATGGGCAATCGCCTGCTCGATCCCTCGCGAGCACGTGTCGGCGATGCTGGCCAGCAAGGAATGCTCGCCCATCTGCCGCCGGCCGATCGCGTCGGCCGCCTCCACGCCGGCCTTCTGATCCTCCAGGATCCGACTGCCCAGCGCCGCCATCTTCGCTTCCTTCTCCTCCATCGCCTTCTCGAGCGACTGGAGGCCCTGGCCGGTGTATTCGAGCATTCCGGCTACGGCGTCCTTCGGCAGGATCCACGCGGTCCCGCCGCCCATGCGCAGGGGTTGCTGGCCGGCCTGAGTGCTCAAACCCGAGACCCAAGGTGTCGGCAGCGATGTGAAATGCCGACCCTGCTCCAGGTCCGCGCTGGTGCGGTAATGGCTCAATGCGGTGTCAGCGAGACCAAGAAGCGGCGGCTTCTCGGGCTTGATGTCCAGGCCGGTGGCCCCGATGCACACGAACGGGATAGCCTCGAGGCGCACACCGCGAGCCTGCTGAACCATCGGCTCAATCCGCTCGACGACGGCCCAATCACCTTTGTCGTTCTTCTGCCAAAGAGTCACGAACACGCCCTCGGCAAGCCGATCGATCTGGCGGTATTGCTCGATGTAGCCGGAACCGATGCCATCCTCGCCGGCGATCTCGACCTTCTCGTGGAGCACCAACTGAACCAGAACTGGCTTGCCCGCAATGATCTGGACGCGCCAGTTGGTGACCTGTTCGGCGGTGTAGGATTGGAAGTACGGACGGTTCTGTGTGGTGTCGTCGCTGTTGCCCGTGTCGACCAGGATCCCGAGACGCCCGACCGCACAGACCTCCTCGACCACAGCCTTGGCGAACACCGGCAGCGGCGTTCCCTTCAGGTCGACATTGTCGTTCAGGTAGGCCAGCCCCTCCGGCAACGTGATCGTCGGATCCTTGCGGAAGATCATCCCGACGAGGCCCAGAAGCGTGCGCGAGACCGCGTCATAGAACTCGGCGCGTCGGAGATAGCCACGATAGTCCGCATCATCCTGGCCGCTCAGTACCGGCAGGTATTCCGATGTCTGCTTCTTGACAGCGTCGATACCTTCGAGCGTGTCGCGGACGCGCTGCCATTGGCCGGCGCGGTGGTCGTATTGCTCGTGTCTCGCGTCGATTGGCATCTTCAGACTCCCAGGACTTTCGCGGTCAGAATGGTTCGGCTCTCGGCCATGCAGGCGTAGCGGGTCTCATCGCCAGCGTGGTCCTCGAGGTCGGTGTCGACGTCATCGGGCTTCTTCGGGTCGGCCTGCAGGACCGGCACGGTGCGGATCCATTCGCGGCAGGTGTCGAAGACCCAGAGCCCAGGACGTTCGAGGTTGTTGGTGGCGGCGGCGTGCATCAGCGTGCGCATCTTCTGCCAGCCGGCGACGCGGCTGTTGTCGGCCTCCTCGAAGTGCAGGGAGAGGCCGGCCGCCCGGGCACCCGCCTGCATCTGCTCCAGGATCGAGGGCCCACCCGCCTCGATGGTGATGGAGGGGTCGGCGACCGCGGGATCCCAGCTCTGACCGCGCAGCGCCCTGGCGATCCGCTCGCCCAGCACGTCGTTGTCCAGACGCAGACCCGCATTCGGTTTCGACAGGCCGCGCTCGTCCCGCTCGATCCCGTAGTCCTCGCCGATCCGGATCAGCGAACCGCGCGGAAACAGGCGCCGGCCGTCCCCCGTGTTGACCGGCGTGCCGTCCGACACCGCGAACATCCCCAGCGAGAACGGCGAGCTCGACCCCCAATCGAAGGAGCACATGCGCCGCCAGCTCGGCGGGATCGGGAATGGTCGCAGGACATTGCGGTCGTGACGAAACACGTCGGTGAAGTAGCCGCCCGCCACGATGTCCCAGCTGCCTTCGAGCCAGGCCTTCCGCAGGTTGGGATCGGAGATCCCCATCAGCGTCTGCACGTACTCGGGATCGGACTCGAGCAGGAAGCGGTTCTCCCAGATCGATCCGTGGATGCGGACACGCTCGCGCCCGATGCGATCGCGGATGACACGGCCCGGCGGGCACGGGTCGATGAAGTAGGCCTTCACCCAAAGGTGACCGACGCCATAGGGGTTGCAGGTCGACCGGTACCGGCGCGGCATCCCCGGATGCGACGAGCGGCAGCAGGCCTTCATCGCCTCGTAGCACTCGCGGGTCGGCCAGTTCGTCAGCTCTTCCCTGCCGATCCAGGGATACTCGTGGCCGTGATAGTTCCAGTAGTCCTCTGGCCGCGCCATGTGGCGCAGCAGCAGCTCCTCGCCGTCGGGGAAGGTCCAGCGGTAGTCGGCCTTGTTGAAGGTCGCGCCAGGAAACAGTCGCTTGAACCACTTCTGCGAGCGGACAACGACGTCGTCCAGCTGCTTGTAGGTCATGCGAAACAGAATTCCGCGCCATGCCGGTCCGTGTCCTTCTCCGACCTCCGAGATGTAGTCCATCAGCAGAGCGTCGGTTTTCCCTGGCCCGCGCGTCCCCTCGAACAGCGCTTCATAGGCCGGGCATCGCAAAAACAGGGTCTGAGAGCCGGGCAACGGCTCCCAAACCGTCTCACGCGCCTTAGCCTTCGTTCGCTGCCGCGCGCTCACGAGAGATCGAGACCAGCTTGGTCTGCTGGGCTTCCAGCTCCGCGTAATAGGCGTCCATGTCGGTCGCCCGTTCGGGCAGCTTCACGACGCCACCTTCCCGCACCGATCCGGCGTCCTTGCCGGCACTGTCCGGCCGCTCGACCCAGCCACGGTCCTTGCCCTGGCACTTCAGGAAGAAGATCGTCGCCGTGACGTTCCCCTCGTTGATCAACTTCAGGATCGTGCCCTCGGCCAGATCCAGGCAGTCCTCGCGGATTTCCTCCTTGGCCTTGCGGACCCTCGCTGATTTCTTGATCCGGTTGTGGATCGTGTTGCGATGGATCTTGAGGGCCTGCGCAGCCGGGGCCACCAGCCCCGCGTTGCGCTGAAGCGCATCAATGATCTGGTCGTCCGTCACCGTTGTCGGCGGCTTCGTCGCTGGCACCACCAGCCTCCTCCTCCATCCGGTCCAGCTGGGCCTCAGCAAGCTCCGCCATGACGCCCAGCGCGACCGCATCGTTGGTGATGTCCTGGACGTCCTTCACGCGCAGCAGCGTCGAGAAGAACGCCTCGTATTCAGCAAACCGGGACATCAGGCGCGGCTTGCTCTTTTCCGCATGGGCGCGGACGACGTCGAAACGCGCCTGGAACTCCTCGTAGTCCTCCGGCAGGAAGGCCAGCAGCAGCTCGACATAGGTCGGTGGGCCGATGCGCAGGGCTTCGAGATCCAGGTCCTCGATGCCGCCGAAGCTGTCCTCGGTCAGGCCGGAGTACATCTGTTCGAGCGTGGCCAGGCTCGCCCAAAGCTCCTGGAGCATGTTCGGATCGTCTTCGCCGACCAGCGCGTTGTGGCTCAGCTGAATCGCCACCAGTCGGTCCTCGGTCAGCTCCTCGGTGATGACCATGACCGTGATCTGCTCGACGCCGGCCGCCGTCGCCGCCTTGACCCGGTGATTGCCGGACAGCACCAGCTGACGGTCGCCAAAGCCGTAGACCAGCGGGACGCTCGTCAGAGCCCCGTCGCGCCTGATGTTCTCGACCAGCTGCTTGAACTCGCGCTCAGGCATGTGGCGCGCGTTCTTCTCCAGGTATTTCAGGTCGCGCGGGTCGACCTGACGCAGCTCAGTCTCCAGCGGATCCGGCTGGATCTCCGGAGCCGTCTCGTGCGGGGCCTTTCCCTTTGGCATAGCTGGTCGTCACCCTTCGTTTTCGGTCGTCCTTGAAGTACTTGCGGCGCCAGGTCCGGTAGATCTCCTGCGGCGTCTCTGGCCGGACACCGGAGGCGTAGTTGACGATGTACTTGGCGCCCGATCGCTCGCCCGGCCCGGCTTCCTTGACCGCGACCTTCTGGTAGATGCTGCGGTACTTCATCGACACCGGGTTCATGGAGCGCACGGTCGTCGCGACCCATTCGATCGGGCGGTGCGTGGTCTTCGGCGCCACCGCCTGGAGGACGGCTTGGCTGGTCGCGACCATGGCGATCAGCTTCGAAACCCGCCCGAAGCGCGTCGTACTGGTGTCGCTCAGCAGGTAGACGGACACGCCTGGATCACACTCGCCGAGCTTCCGATCCATGCGATTGAACGTCAGGATCCCGGCCAGCATGTCGTCGATGTAGACCAGGAAGTTCACCAGCCCCGATGTGAAGGGGATGTTCTCCTGCAGGTACAGGCTCTTAATGTAGTCGGCGTGCCCCGCCTTGCAGGGGTAGACCGTCAGCGTGGAGTCGTCCCCGATCTTCTCGATGTCCACCGGGTCGAACCGGAACGGCGTGCCGCCGGACGAGGACGGCCGGTCCAGCACCGATGCGCGGGCCGTGACCGCCTTCGGGGCATAGACGTAGAAACGCGGCTTCATGCCGACCCGGTGAAAAGCGATCAGGTTCCGGTCGGCCAGGTGCTCGCGATAGACCGCGACGTAGGGCATACCGCTCGCGTCGACCTCATCGAGCAGTGCCGGGAAGTCCTCCGGGTTCCAGGTCCGGTAGGCCGGCTCGGGCCACTCGATGTTGTTGTTGATGAAGCGGAACCACTTCTCGTACCAGCCCTCGATGAACGGGGCGGAGATGATGAAGCCGGCGCCGTCGGTCTGCTT